CCCAATAGGTGGTATTACCACCGAAAGACCCTAGAAAGGTCTACAGGGTTGGAACGCCCTGGACAAGCAACGGCTACGAGTAGGCCAACCAGCCCACCACGTAGCTACGGACACAATCACGAGGATTGACACCCTCCGTGACGGGAACGCGACCGCCCTCTGGCGTGCCGACGTTCCCAGTGCCGTATGTTGCGCAAGCTAGTACGACTTGAGGATCAAAGCGAGAGAAGGGCACTACTGCCTTCTCTCCCGCCTTCAACCCTCGCACGTACCTGATGGAGTGCCGCCAACGGACTTTCCACCGGTCCTCTGTATCCCATATTACGGTGTCACCAAGGGCTTTAGGCCCTCGGCAATCGCGATAAGGGAGAGGAACTCGGCTAACAGCCCGGTGCCAAGCGCGACGATGATAACGACCGCCCAGATGGGTGATACGTTCATACGTTGCACTAACACGGTTAGCAACTCCAATACTGCCCTGAACATCTGAAGGTTCCTCCTTTAGGTAAGATGGGCGTACATCGTGGCCGTTAAAGTAATCGGCCCCGCAACTTTCCCGAAAAGGAGTATTGCCTATGTAGGATTTCTCCCGGTTGAGCGTGAACCCCAGGAAATTCAAGACGGCGGTCAGATCGTTCGCGACTTCATCTCTTACAATGATGTCGTCACCGAAGACAAAGGTGTCGTTTCCAAGGACACCGGCTCCACCGCGGTACCTGCTGACATAGCAGGCGATTGCGGAGAATAGCACTGTCTCTAGTTCGAACGTAAAACCGTTTCCCATGCTCGAGAACTTCTCGAGCTTCACCCATTTTGTGGGATCGTCTGGATGAGAAGTCATAGGGCTCCTAAGAGCGTCCATGACTTCAAACCAACCATGGGGTAGCAACAACTTGACGAGGTTGTACGCTACAGTGTCGCTTGCATTGGAGAGGTCGAGAGTAGCAAACTCTCTACTGATAGAAGACAGTTTGGCGATCAGCCGATGTGTCTCCTGCGCAGTATTCAAGTCCCACCCATGAGACGCCGCGAGGCGCTTCCTGAGTGCTCTACCGATTGCTAGTTGGTAGAAGACGTTAATGCTCGGTTCGACCGCAATTGGCCGATCGATCAAGGACGTCTTGGGGGCCGTTGTGAAGCGGTTTCCCCGGACAAAAGACAAACCTCTCACTCCGTTCGCGATGTACTTGCCCCACGCAGTCCCGAAGAACTGCGGCAGGAACCATACGCAATCGGACGTCAACGTCGGGTCAGTACTTATTTTGTGGGGGACGGTTGTTGCCCTCCCCTTGTTCGCAAACGTTGCTCCAGGTCCATGCCGCCCATCAAGCAATTCGGGCGGCCGCGGGCCAATAAGCTCTTCAACGATTTTCCGGATGCCAGCGATGTGCTGGGCAATCCGCTCGTCCCGCTCGAGGTTTTTATGCTCGAAGTAGGGATGGAGTCGTTGATTAGCCTTGTAGCAACTGACCTCACCTTCCCACCACTTACTGACCGTAGCTTTACGCCGTGTCTTGTCGCTATCCGGGAATAACCCCTTTAGCTTCTTGACGAAGGCTGGCGCCGCGGCCGAGCGCAAGTAGCGTTCGGGCGTGTCGTAGTCCTCTGGCCGTACAGACGTACGAACCAGAGCCTCACGTTCTCCATAACGCCATTGGATGGCGCACTTCAACGAAAGCGAGGTGTCTAGGTCCTGAAAATAATCAAGGACCAAGCGCTCCAGATCAACTGAGAGCATCTGCGTTTCTCCTATGTGCTAACCGCGTTACTGGTTAGGCGCATAGCCGGTAGCCATCGACGACTTCACGAGAGCACTCGCCAGGATATTGCAAGCCTGGTAAACGCCTTCGTTGATCTCGGAAGCGGGAATGCCTTGCGGCACGGTCGCGGTTCCTTCGATGATGATCCGGTCCGAGACTGACCACTTGGTAGTGGTCGTGTCTTGAACGGCATACGGGCGCTCGTACCGGAATGGGAGCTTGCGGGCGGTCCGAGGACCGTTCCACAAGCTCTTCAACCAGAAGAGAGCACGCATGCCGACGGGGAGAGTAGCAGACGCGCCAGTGTCTTGGCGCCATACGGCGGGAGAACCATCGCTACCGGCGCCCGTTTGGGCGTCGTACACGATGTCCGTCGTACCGTCAAATTTCTTGACGGTGATATTGGCCATTGCAGGCATGTCAAAACTCCAGGTAGCTGGAAGCGATTTAGCGCGTCTTAACGACGACGCTGGATCCCGTCTAGTTGCAAGGTCAACAGTGAGACAGCCGCAGCCGCTCTCCGCCAACCCCACACTTTGAAAGGACGAACCACGAATGTAGGCTTTGGAAGGCCTACTTGACGACGTGTATGAACGAAAGTGCCCCGGCTGTTGCCGAAGACACCACCCCCATACACCCAGCGGCCACTTTCCCACCAGCGATAACGTGTCATGTAGTAATACGCGCACGTCCCACGGTAGGTAGTTGTCGTCCACTCATTCGTAAGAGTGAGACCATAGTAGTCTGTCATTGAATTGACGACTGTACCCAGGTTCACGAACCAGTCAGCGACAAAACTGAAAGGTACGAGTTCCCAGGCTATGGTAAGCGGGTTGATGAGACCCAGCTGGTTGGCGAGCCAGAGGTTGGGGTTGGTTACCGCAACTTGGGCGCCACACGCAAAACGTCTTTCCCCATTCCAGTACCGATAGGTTTCCCATTCGGTATTACTTGGGTAAACGGCAGAGGGGTTCGAGCCCTTCGTCGGTGGGCTAAGGTCAAGGCGACCCAGCTTTTCCGACACGGTGGCTCTAATCCATGGTCCGTTTAGAGGGGACTGAAGCACATCGCAGACGTCGTAAATGTCAGCGATGAGTGGCGACCATCCAAAGTGGAACTCCAGATAGTTTGACGATGCTTGCTTCTTTCGTGAAACCCCTTTTGGGGGTCGAAGAAGCCCGAGAACATGTGCTGCGTCGCCGAAGCGACCAGCTTTAACATGTCTCCCGAAACTAACCAGTTTAGTTACTAGGTTAGTGATCATGCCATAAGACTGCTTCAGCTCTGCCAGGCTGACGCCTAGAGATGCATTGCTGGACATCTTCTCTTTGAATCTATCGTAGAGAATATTCCGGCCGTACACCTCGGGATGCCAACCATTGAGTTCACTCAGCATGTCAAACCCGGCCGCGAGGCCGTAAGCATCGTAACTATTGGATGACGGAGGAACCATCACCTTCAAATCACAACGCCGGTAGTCATACTGAAGCACTCGATCGAACGGCTTAGCCTGAGAATACCCAGTCTTCAGCCAATACGAACTACGAGATCCCGCCGTACCGCCGGACGAAGTCGTCACGGGGCCGATTATCGGGAGTGCCATATACAGATCCTTTCCAAAGGGACCTGGACGGCACAGGCAGAGAATGGTGAAACTGACGCGCCATCAGAGACGTCAGAATGGAAGGCAGGGGCGGCCAGCCCCTACCAATCCACTTGTATCGAACGTGTCTTTCCCGCGAACGCGGCAACCGACACTCCTTTCTGGCCTGAAAGGTCCACCCGGTGATGAGCCGGAGAGGATCTGAAACAAGAGGCCGAGTAATCACCTCGGACGTGCACGGCACGATTTACGTCTTTGCTAGGTCCATTGCTCTAAGCAGGACCAGATCCCCGTGTGGGACTACGACTGTCATTTAACAGTCATAGCAAAGATAGCCGACAACGGCTAAAGGGACCCCGCGAG